GGCCATTTAGCATTCTCGTCAAGTATTCAATCTGAGACATAAGATTGTTCTCAATCGGACGATTCAACTGCGTAATTCGCTCTGTACCATCGGTATAAGCGATACCATACTTCGAACCTGTCAACTGATCTTCTATGTCTTTACGCCGTTTCTCGGCTTGCTGTCGTCTTGTTTCGGTCTTAATTGTGTAAGGTAAACTAATGATCAAATCCAATTTACCAGAACTGTTATGCTCGTCGATAACGTCCAGAATGTTCAGCTTTCGAATAAGTCGCTGCATGGTTGAGTTAGGCTCATTCATAACCGAAAAGAAAGGGTTTTCAACAATGGCTGTGGTTTTCTTAGGAACAACAATATCTTCCTTCTGACCAGTTCTTTCATTGTAAACTCTAACTTTCACATGCTGAGGGTACCATTCGAGGATCTTTCCGGTTCTCATTGTCTGGATTTCAAACGAACCGCTTTTAGAAGGATCAATGGTCGTGTCGATTGGAACGATCGCTATACATCCTTCGTCAAGAATTGACATAAAAATATCATGTCTAAAAGCTCGTCCTGTCTGATCAATGTTCGCTTCCACATTCAAGCAATTGTTTAATCCAGAATCAATGTCTTCTTTGTATCGATTATTATCATCTAACCGGACATGCTTAATTTCGATAGAAGCAGCATCCAAAGCAATTCTATTAAATATAGAAGTGATGATAGAACGCTCATTACCACGAGTTAATCTCGGTCTATCAGGTCGGTAATAAGACACTAAACCTGGAACATAGGTATCGGTCGGATCTCTATTGAGAAAAGCGTTCCAGGCATGTTTAAGCCTGGAACCAAGGGATTCCTCCATTTTGAAATCTCACCTCCTATTTCGATTATCTATAATGGCGTATTTTAAATCATCAGATTGCCAGACTATATTATCAACACTTTCGGATAAAATCCGATTACCCCACTTAGAATAAAAAGCAGCTTCATTTGCTTGTCTTTTAGCTCGCGCGGTAGCCATGTTAGTTCCGGCAACCATTGCTAGTCCTGGAGCTATGGTTGCCGCGAGGTTTATCCCTAAACTAATAGCATCTTCTTTCGTGATTGCATGATCCTTAACACCCTTTTTTCGACTTCCACTTTTGGTGTACTTATTCGATGCTGATTTAGCTAATCGATCCTGAATAGCAACATTCGCAGCCGTTGTTCCCGCTAAACTTAAAGCTTTTTTTGTCAATTCGGAAGCAATTTGTGCTTTGTTCATTCGAGCCCACCTAGACGCGTTTCCACTTAGAACTTCCGAAATTAACATTTGGGCAACTCCGGAAGCCGCGGTTTTGACAACTCTTTTTCCAAGACTTTGATTACGATAATTAATACGTTTTAAATCGGATTCATTAACGTTTTTGTTATTGGCTATTTTTGTTAACTTATCTCTATACTCTTTTTCAGAGTTATATCTCTTTTTTCAAGCAACAGTTAATTTACCACTTTTGGTTTGAAACCTTCGAACACCCCATTTCATTCCTTTAATGCCAAAGTGGTAAAGTTCGTTTTCAAAATATAACGAACGATTATACGACCACAAAAATATTCACCACCTTATTCGAATGCGTCTCTATTGAGTTTATAAGCGACATAAGCATCCATCATAGCAGCGACAGCATCGATCTTTTGCTCATATCGCTTTTTCAGTAACTTACGGTTACCGTTTGTATCTTCAAGGGCAATGCAGTTACCCATAGCGAAAGTCATAAGCTCCTCGTCAAATAACAGCATCCGTTCTTCGGAAAGTTTCTTTAACTCGCCCAAAGGAACCGACTCGGTCTTTGCTCCCTGTATTACTTTCTCTATCCCAAAAGGACCGTTCTCGGATTCCCAACGAGCTATAAACTCTTTGGCGTTGTACGGGTCATAGCCGAGACATCTAACGTCATAACCACGTTCGGATATATGATTATCCAAATCGTCATAAACTTCCATCATATCGAGAACAGTTCCCTCTAAAACAATTAAACTCCCTTCAGTCATGAATTGGTCATATTTCAACCTCATAGCGGCAGGAAGTTTCATCAATGTTGTGGAGGTTATATAGTTTCTGGTCTTAATTCCAAACGCTCCATTTGACAAAGGGAATAAGAAAGTAAAAGCACAAAAGTCATCACCTTGAGAAAGATCTGCTCCCAACGAACAAGGCATCTCCCAATAGTCTCTTTTCCTATGCGGAAGAGTCTCCTCATAAGTAAAGTAGTAGGTGTAACCTTCCATTGGAATTCCAAAACGTTTTGCTAAAATATCATTCCTCGCAGCAGGAGCTTTCTCCGCTCTCTCAACGTCAAGCTGATAAGTCTCATAGCTAACTGTCTTGCCGAGATTCGGATTTGCTTTCAACCACTTGTCTGGCTCTCCAACCTCGTCAACAGAATCGAGTTTGTAATACCAAATCGAAACATGCGGGTTGATGTATTCTCCTTTTAGAATGTCCATTAACTCCATTTTGATAGTGTCGCCACTACCGTTTCGAACAGTACCCTCCGAACTAATCGCTAAGATCAAGTAATCATCGACTTTCGAAGCACCTTGTTCGATTGCACCAACAACGTCTTCTCTGATGTCACCAGAAAGCCATTCGTCGATCGTGGCAACTTTGGTACGCAAACCCTGAAGTTTGTTGATAGACATCGGACGAATCTCAAGAAGAGACCCTGTAAGAAAGTTCTCTATACCTTTCTTGGTAGATGCGAGTTTAACACGGTTAGCTCTAGAACCTGTCGTGTTTTGCAAAGATCCCTCTGTCAAGAACTTAAACAACGGTCCTCTCGAACGGGTGATAGAAGTTCGAATAGGGGAAACAACCTCTTCGGCTTGTCTCATCGTAGGAGCTGTTGTAATCTGATGAGTAGTTGTGGTATCAACATTGAGAAAGTAACTCTGAATACAAGATCCATACATTGACTTCGCAGCACCTCTGGCTACGATCAAGTATTGTTTGTTGATGAGTCTTTTCTTGATTGACTTCTTAACGTAATGACCACCGTGACCATCAGGCGATGGCTCATACACACTTCTTTCTATGAAGTAGTACCATCCAAAGATCTGTTCTGCCCAAACTTTGAAACTATCTAAAAGCTTGAGGTCTGAGCCATCAGTCAAAGTCAACTCATTCTCGCAGTATCTGATAAAACCTTCTACTGCTTGATCGTCGTAATAAACTCCAGGGTTAGCAATTAGATCGTCAATGCGATTCATCTCCATGGAGATCTCTTTGCAAACTGGAATCTCTCCTCGAATTACGGCATCTCTAAACATGCCGTAATATCTAGGAACGGCAGTGTTCGACAATGCCATGTTCAATTACTCCTTACGAAATTAAAGCTTTTTATACGGTAAAATATCAAAGTCCTCAATTAACGGATTGGTTCCATAAACCTTTCCATCAACGGTCACTACAAATTGTTCAGGTCCATAAAAACCATCAACCTCTGGAATCGATTTGGTATTTAATATGAATCCCTTTTTAGAAATCCAATATCCAATAACTTTCTTTCCAGAAATAGTTTTTGAAAAAATCGTGATCGCATCTTTAATATTCATTCAATTCATCGCCTTTTCTTTAAAAGTGCAAGCGCATAATCAGTTGGCTGACAATTATCCAGTCGATTAACCATGACGTTATCCAACTGTATCTTGTTAAGAAAAGAACTGGATTCCGGTGTAGATACATCGTATTCTTCACCACTTTGTCCATCATAAATGTGCGTTTTGCCATTCACATTCTTCCAAAATACACTATGCCCACCGCCAGATTTAAATCGTACACCAAGATTTCCATAAGCCCCGTCACCATAAGAAGCTAAAGAATCGGTCATTTGTTTAGCCGTTTGCTTTTTATTCATTTTAATCGTTGGAGAATTAAAAGTTTTATTAAACAATTCTTTAGACGGCCATGGCGATGGAGTTTTATTAGCGACTACATCATAACCTTTTTCCCTCATTGCCATTGCAGTTGTACAGAAAGTACAATTCATGGTTGAGCCGGTATCAGGAAAATCGGGATTAACATGTTTAACGCTATCTTTTGCAGACATTTTCTTAGAAAGTCGTGGAACGTCCTGAAGAGAATTAAACTCTCTATTATTATAAAGATCATCTAATTCTCTCATCGCATCCTTAAGTGCTTCTTTACTTGCTTTTTTTCTTCTAGCATGAGATGCAACAGCGCTTATACCAACAAGTGATGCGACAGAAATCGCTTGAAAAGCCAAGGCTTCTATTTCTCCAGATCCTTGAAATTCGGATAACGTTGAAATTTTTCTAGCTAACTGTTTATCTACTTGTCGTTTTCCTTTGCCAATAGATGTCGAATCACTTTTTTCATTGGAAAGTCCTTCTGCATATCGCTTTCTTCCTGCTGGCGTAAGAGAGCCGTCTGGATTTTGATAACGACGAACGCCCCATTTCATTCCTTTAACGCCATGATGATAAAGCTCATTTTTCATGACACATCGTTCCTCTAAAAGAATTGCATAACCTTTTTACCTTTCTTAATCCAATCGAGAACTTGATCGGATCTAAGATTGTAACGTCCATTAAGCGCATAACGATTAATCGCAGCCACACCGAGTCCGACAGCAGCCGTTCCAGCAGCGGCTTTTACAGTTTTAGTCGCCATGCCCTTCATCGAAGCAATTTTACGACTTCTATTAGCTGCTACTTCCTGTGCTCTTCGAGCATTAGCTCTTTCGACATCGTGTTTACTCATTAAAGAATCATACTGTTTCTTTAACTCTTTATTCGAAGGATCGACGTCAAGTTGCTTTTTAACTCTCTTGGCTTCACTCAAATATTTACGAGATGCGTCTCGACCAACCTCTTGCTTAACTGTACCTTTTCGGTAAGTGGTGTTCTCTTTTAAAGCTTGCCTATAAGCCTTATCAGCTTGGTTATACTCCTTTTTAAGAGTTTTGTTGGATCGATCCTTGTCGTAAGCTAATTTCGCATCGGTTCGCTTTTTTCCAAGATCAATCGCCGTATCACGTTTCTGAGTTTCTTCCTTCCAACGATTAAAACTAGCGTCAACTTTTTCGTTAGATCTTCTAGCTAATGCAGATTTAATTCCTGTGGAAGAATATCTTTTCTTGCCAGCTGACGTAAGAGATCCATCGGAATTCTGGTAACGACGAACGCCCCATCTCATTCCTTTAATGCCAAAGTGGTAAAGCTCGTTCTCATTCAAATCACTCACCTCCTATTTTTTCTTATTTGGATTAGGGGCAATATAGCTTACTGCTTCCTTAACATCGAATTTCTTTGTCATAGCCACTTTGAAAGCATAAGCAGCAGCACCAGCAGCGGCCGCAGTAAGAACTTTGTTTCCAGCAGACTTTAAAATATCAGACGCAGCTTTTCTGCCTGGAGAAAGATCTTCTTCAGTTAGATTCTTTAATTTCTTTTCGAATTCCAACCTTTTAATCTTTTGTTCGATTTCCGAATCGGATAACGTTCTTCGGTTTTTAACATCTGCTTTTCTAGAAGCCCTAACTTGTTTGTCATATCGCTTTCT